TCTCCACCTTAGACCGCAGGTCCATCAACTCTTTCTGCTGCTCAAGGATCGTCCCCATCTGGGTCGAGATTGCCGACAGCTTCGGTGCAAGGCCGCGCACATCGTTGTCTTGGATTGCTTGCTCAAGAGTTTGCACCCGGCTGACCACATCCAGAACTTCGGCAACGCTTTCCTCCACGCCCCAGAACCGATTGACCACATCGTAGCCATAGTAAATCGTGCCGCTGATACCAGACAGGACGGGCAGGGCGGCAGCGAACCACCATCCCTTTACGTCAAAGCCCGCGATCCGCAGGCCAGTGGTTTCAGCTTCTTCACTCACGATCCGTAGCCCGCAGCGTACACGTCGGCCAGCGTCACAGTGTCAGCGCCGAGCAGCCCTTGCAGGCCGATGCCGAAGACGTTGGCTGCGCTGATGTTCATGATGTCAAACGTCGGCGAGTAGGCCACAGTCGCGCCGTAGAGGCTCGTGCCGCTGTTGGCCGCGTAGGCATCCACCGTCCCGGTCATGGTCGCGTTGCGCGAGGCGGCAAGGAAAGCGCCAGCATCGCGGGCGTAGGTCTGCACAGCACCGAGAGCGTTGTTGTAGTTGCTCACGTCGGCTGCGCTGATCGTCATGTCGTTGTTGGTCAGGATCGTCTGGAAGGCCATCTGCTCCTGCACGGTGTCGGCGTTGGCGGCCATGTTCGCAACCGCCTGCACCTCCATCAAAACCGCAGTCGCGGTAACGAGTTGATCGACAGCCGTATCGAGATTTGCCATTGCTGCGGTGTGTTGATCCTGAAACAAAATCTCGGCGTTGTAGTACGTCGCGTCGATCACCCCCTGAATGTCAGAGTTGTAGTCGAGCCGCATCTGCTCAGTGACAGTCGCCGTCTGCATGATGCCGGGTTCAAGGATGTCGCCGTTGCTGGCGCTGTAGGTGGCACCAGCCGTCAGGCTCTGAGCCGCGTTCAGTTGGTTAAGGATTGTCTGGGCCGACCCCTGTAGGTCCGTCATCGTTGGATCGGCGTGAGCGGCGGAAACGCTCAGACAGAGTAGGGCCGCTGTTTTCTTGAGCAACGACATCGGGCAGTTCCTCTCCAATGCGAAGGAAGGTGTCCCAGAAGGACCGATCTTGCGCGTATCCTACCACATAGGTATGCGGGTTGTCACGCATAGCCAGATAGCCCTCGCGGCCCACCAGAAGCTTGCCTGTCTCAATGCTGTATATCGGGCAGGGTGTGCTGGCCAGCGCCATTGCTTTGTAGATTTGAGCGTTGTCGCACATGACCGAAATGCCGCTGACCTGAAGGCCAAGCCCGCCAGCTTCTTGCGGTGTGCCAAGTAGACGGGCATCCTTGCGGCGGTTGCACTCAGGGTCTTGCTCCATGCTGCCCTCGGCCCTGCCGAAGATGCTGATCTGGAAAGCCTGCTGTTTCGGGATCAGGCAACTATCATTGCCGCCGCCGCCCATGACTGTCGGCGCTGCGGCTGTCGGCACGGGGGTAGAGAACGGAGACGAGCCAGCGCCGTTGTAGTTCTTGGTCTCGCTGGTGGAGACGTTCCCGCTGTCGATGGTGGAGTTGGTGTTGCCGGAGTTGGTGTTCAGATCGCCCGTGACTTGGGCGTTAGCGGTGACTGTCAGTAGACAGAGCAGAGCGCACCCATAACGTCCCGCGTATCGCCGGAGCAAAGCAGTTCGTTGGCCGCGTCGCCGTGCGCCATGTAGTACAGGGTCTCTGCGTTCTGTCTGATCTCGCACTGGCGGTCACCTTTCGGGCAGGCCGTCGTGTAGGCCACGGACGATACAGTAACAGGGCCGCAGCCAGCGACCAAGAGGACAAGGATCAGTCTCATTTGGCAAGGCTCCGCATCAGTTCGTCAATCTTTTTGTCGAGGTTGTCCAGCCGCGAGATTACCCGGTTCATGTCGGTGTGCATTTCAGACCGCGTAACGTAGTCACGGGCTACTTCCTCGCGTGTGCGGTTCAGCAGGATTTGCAGCCGCTTGACCTCTTCGACGTGGTTCTTCAGCACCCAGCCGATCAGGCCGAGCGCACCGCTAAGAACGAAGTTCCAGAGCATCTCGGGGGTCATGGCTTACTCCGCGACTTCAGTCTCGGTCGCGACATTCAGCGGCCCACTTTCAGTCCACAGCCAGCGGGCGCGGCTGCCCCGCGATGGCAAATCGCTGTCCTCAATGATGCGGAAAGGACGGCCAGCCGGAACGTCCTTTTGGGCCACGGCTTCGATTTGATCGGCGTACTCTGGGGCTGGGATGATAACCGACACGCCGCCGTTGTTGTTTTGGGTGATGATGACTTGCACGCGCGTTCCCTTTCAGCGAAAGACTGAGGCGCAGGCTATGGCCGTGTCTTCGGGGCTGTTGCTACCAGACGGCAGAACGAGAATTCTGAAGCTTCCACTCGCGGTGGACACGATGTTCCCGGCTGAGTTCCCGCCGCTACCTGTGTTCGGGTCTTGCGACGAAAACACCACAGCATAATTCGCGTCCGGCATCGCGGTCGTAAAGTTGATCGTGTAGTCGCCCACACCGTTGTCAGTGATTGACGACACGTTGCCAGAGGCGCGGATAGCCACAGTCCCCGTCCCGTTGAAGTTCACCCACGCGCGGCAGGCGTAGACCGGGGCGGACCCTGACGCATTAAGCGCGGTTTTTACAAGAGAAGAGTTCGCCACCCCTACATCTGCTGCAATCTCTGCGTTGACAAAAGCAGTCGTTGCAAGCTGCGTGGTGCTGTTCCCCGTCGTGGCTGTCGGCGCAGTGGGCGTCCCCGTGAGAGCCGGAGAGGATAGATTAGCCTTCGCGTCCAACTGCGTTTGGATGTTCGAGGTGACGCCATCCACAAAGTTCAGTTCAGAGGCGGTCGCCGTCACGCCATCTAGAATGTTCAGTTCAGCGGCGGTCGCTGTCACGCCATCTAGGATGTTCAGTTCCGCTGCCGTCGCCGTCACGCCGTCTAGAATGTTCAACTCTGCGGCGGTGGATGTCACCGCAGTCCCGTCGATCTTCCATAGCCCGCCCTCAAGGTTCGGCTTGGCCTTTTGTGCGCCAGTGCCGCCGAGAAGCGCGTCAACGGCGTCGAGGTCTGTATTGATCTTGGTGCCCCAAGTGTCCCCTGACGCGCCAACCTCTGGCTTCGTCAGGCCGAAGTTAGTGGTGGTTGTGTCTGCCATTTCTCACCTCACGCTGCCCGCGTCCACGTCGCGCTTGACGACGATGCGGGCGTCCAAGTCTCATTCTGCACCGACTGCGGGGTCCATCCTGCGTTGTCAGCAGACACTGGCGTCCAATCGTCGCCCGTGACTGACTGCGCTGTCCAAACCTCGCTTTGCGGCTGCTCGCCCTCCCACTTGCGGACGGCTCTTGCGGCGAAGATAGCATAAACAGCCGTCGCTGCGCTACCCAGCAAAATACGCTCCGCCAAGGCTGTCGCGCCAGACGAAATTTCAGCCAGCGCGCTGTCCTGATAGATCGCCGTCATGCTCGCCGCAGTGTCGCTTTCAGCTACAGCAGCCGCTCTGGGCTGCTGGATGCGCTGGGCGCTAGAAGAGGCGGAACTAGACGCGGATGCGGTGGCGGACGGCTGCTGGATGCGCTGCGCCGCAGAACTGGCGTCGGACGCAGACGCAGTCGCCGCATCAACCATTCGAATGCGCCCGGCGGACACTGTGGTCGCGCTCTCGGCAGCAACGGCGGCAGACCCAAGCATAATCCGCTCAATAGATGCAGCGCCAGTCGCGGACACGCTTGCTGCCGCAGATGCTTCCCTGACGCGCGTGACAGACGCCTGCGCGTCACTTGCTGCCGACGCGGATGCGGTGGGCTGCTGGATAAGTTGCGCGCTGACCGACACGGCGCTGGCCGCTGCAGCCTCGGCAGAGACCTGACGAACAATTTGCGCTTCCGCAGTGACATCCGAAGCCGCGCCAGATTGAGCCTCAATTAGGAACAAAATCCCTGCCGACGCGGACGCTGCGGACGTCACGGCGGCAGTCGCGCTCACCAGCTTGGCGTCGCCCTCTGCGTAGCCCTCATCCCAATATTCAGGCTCAACGTAATAGGGAAACGACATGGCCGCACCTCTTTCCGAGAATTAAATCACGCTGGCGCGGTCGGCCAGACAACGTCATGCGGGAAGCCAGACTGCGCCGTGATGTCGAGAAGTGCGCGACGGTATGCCGCCCACTCAGCCTGCTTCTCTGCGGTCAGGTCGGCCCAACGAAGCGGGTTTGTGACTATAGGGTCAACCCCTGATGCCAGCTTGGCGTCACGCTCTGCGCGGACGGTTTCTGCGGCTGCGGCGTCGAGTTCTTCCTGCGTCGGGGGAACATAGGCTGCGGTGTCCGGGTCTGCATCCATCTGAGCGTGAAGCGCGGCCACGTCAAGTTTCGCCCCGGTGTCGTTAGGGTCGCAGGAGAATGGTATCCACCCGTGGGTCTCATGCTCAATCTCGCAGTCGATCCAGCCGTTGGCGAGGCGTTTTGCGTTGCGGTAGTTCATGTCAGGAAATCCTCAACCAGACCGATGGGTATGCGATGTTTGTCGATCCACCCATTAATCTCCACGTTCCGCCGGGTTGACCATAACTCTGGTTTCTATTCGTATCGGTATACCACAGGCTTGAGCCAGCAACCGTGGCCCCCGGCCCCGCAGCGCCAGAAGTCCCCCGCAGGAAGGCATAAGTCCCTACAGAGCCAGTTCCCGTGCCGGAGATGTTTGATGCCGGGACGCTCCCGACTACGAGCGACCCCGTGTTGTTGAAGTAAAACGCCCAAGCGTTGTTGTTTTTGTAGACACCAAAAGACACGGACGACTGGTTGTCGCTCATCCATGTTAGGTTGTGGTTTGAGAAGTTGATGCCGATGTACCCGCCCGTAGCGCCACTGACGGATATGGAGCCGTAAGACCCCTGCGTAATTCCGCTGCCCGTGATGCGCTGCCAAGTGGTGGCAGATAGCGCGGAGGCAGTTGATGCTGTCGCAGCGTTTCCGCTGATGGCGATACCCCACGTCCCCGAAGCACCCCCACCCGTCTTGGTCGGCGCGTCGTTGGCAATCTCAGCATTCACGAAAGCCGTGGTGGCAAGCTGCGTGGTGTTTGTGCCGACAGAGGCCGTGGGCGCGGTGGGCGTCCCCGTAAAGGCGGGCGAGTCGAGCGACCCCGCGTTGGCGATGACGAAAGCCGTGGTGGCGATCTGGGTCGTATTTGTGCCGAGCGTCGCCGTCGGAGCCGTCGGGGTGCCAGTAAGCGCGGGGGAGGCCAGAGGGGCCTTGGTGGCCGCCTCGTCGTTTAGATTGGTGAAATTGGCGTCCACCTCTGTGTGCGTGAGAGGCGAGCCTTTCCCGGCACGCGTTACGATGGTCGCCATTTATTCCACCTATTAGTCCAGAGTGATGTCGAGGTCGCCAGCCGGGATGCGGAGGACGTCGCCCGTCGAAATAGACTTCGACGCGGCCAACGACGCGTAAACCAGCATGTTGCCCGACGTGTCGGCGTCGAACACGGCGACGTGCGTGATGGTGCCCCAGCTACCCGTGGCCGTCGGCCATTCGATGGCGGCGTCGTTCGTGGCGAGGTTGCCGCTCACCGTGAACGTCACAGCCTCGCGGGTGTAGGCATTGCCAGACACCTCAGTGCCGCCGCCAGTCTCGCCGGGGGCAGCCGTGAACAGGCCGACGTACCACGCCGTCGGGCGGGTCGGCGAGCCGTTGGTCAGCGCCCACTGCAGGACGCGGGTCTCCAGATCGTTAGTAAAACTCATGGCGCACCTCTCTTGGGTTTGATTACGAGACCAGATCCGCCGTATTTGGCCTCAACAGAACTGGTTCTCAGGTTTTCGATGCCTTGGGCGAACATGGCCTCCCAGACCTGAATGCGCGCGTCGTCCTTCAGGTAGGGGGCGGTGTGAACCAGCGCGCCGTACAGGTAGACGTCGGGTGCCTCGGTCAGGAGCCAGTTCGTCGCGTTGGCGACAGACAGCGCGGGCACGCGTCCGTAATACACCAGCGAGGCGTTGTAGGTGATGTCGGGCGTCGGGTAGAGTTCGATGCCGCCAGCCGTCAGAGCGTAATTCGTCGGGCGACCCACGCGGTCGTTGCGGTCACCGCGCAGTTGCAGCATTTGCGCCGTGCTGATCGGTGCCACCTCGCTCGTCGGCCCGTCGGTGATCTGCAGGCGGATGGGCTGCAGGAAGTCGGACGGGATCGCGCTGTATTGCGTGTCCAGTTCAGCCGTGCTGCGTTTTTCCATGCGCCAGTGACGCAGGTCTCGGTCGATCCGGCTCTCGGCCAGACGGATGAAGGTGGGGATGGCCGACGTCAAATCATCGCGGTTCAGAAAGTCCGCGACGGATGACTTCAGTTCATCGTACGTTGCAATGGACATTACTTGCCCTTCTTCGCTGTTTTGGCGGACGCCTTAAACGCAGCCGCCGTGGGCGCGCCCTTGTCGCCCGGCTTCCGCATCTTCTCGCCAGATCCGGCCTTTATGCGGGCCTTTTTGGCTGCGATGTTGGCGTACAGGCCCTTGCTCATTTCTTGTAGCCGCCCTTGGCCATGCACTTGCCAGCGGCTTTGCACTTGGCGGGCGTCGGGCAGCCCTTGCAGGGCATGAACTTCATGGTCGGCTTTTTCATTTCTTCTTCGCCCTTCCTGCTTTCGACAGTGCGATGGCCACCGCCTGCTTCTGCGGCTTTCCGGCCTTCATCTCGGTGCGGATGTTAGCAGAAATTGTTTTGGCGGACGATCCCTTTTTCAGTGGCATCAGTATTGCTCCTCGTCGGGCTGCATGGCGAGTAGGCCGAGCGGCACGCCTGCGGCTGCAAGTGCCGCGTTTAGGTTGCGTAGGTTGGCAAACGCGGGGTCGAAGCGGGCGAAGCGGGAGCGCATGCCGCGAGTGTCTTGACGCATCGTAACAGTTGAAGGTTCGGAAGACCTCCTTTGGAACTCACGCATAATTTCCATGCCGTCATCCGTTTTTGGCCTAGGAGCGTGGATGCTGCGATCCAAGATGTTGTTAAACTGCACACCCGGATCGCCCTCTATTGCCGCCCCGCGCGAAACTTGATTGGTGTCAAACACGCCCCCCATATCGGCAGGCCCGCTCGCATACGAAGAGACGGGAACCTCGCGTCCCGCATACGACACCATCGCATCGCCGGGGATCTGGCTCCAGATCTCGCCGCCAGCGTCAATTGTAGGAAAGCCCCCGCTGGGCACACGGTTCATCATGGGAAAAACGGAACCGTACGATGGGTCGGCATAGCTGCTAGAAACATATGGGTCCGACGACGTTACAAACCCAATGCCCTTACGCGTGCCAGAACTATAATCAGTTCGCGGGTAGCGCATCTCAGATCCTGATGTGGTGCCGTGATATTCAGGCCGCGCACCCATCGCCTCTGCACGCGCCATCCTGCTTGCTGTGTCCATCGGCAAAGGCGTGTTCATGTACATATATTGCGGATCAGCCGCCAACATCATCGGTTCGGTGACCTCATCGGCCCGACCTTCGGCCCGAAGCTGGAGAATGTCGCGCGCCATAGCCTCGGCGTCGGTGCGCGGCTCTGGCAAACCGCGCCCCATGCCGGGCAGCGCCCCGCTTTCGTCGGCCAAGAAGTCAGCCCGCGTTGCCGGAACCCTGTTCGCAGCCGCAGCATCACCGAGCAGGCCGAGCATACGGCCCTCGGGCGCTGGCCCCGCCGTGTCGATCATGGCGGCCAGATCTCTGGCCAGACGGCGCTCGTCTTGCGTGTCGCCACCGAAAGCTTCGCCCAGCAAGCCAGCGCCGCCGTACATGCCGCCCATGACAGCGTTCAACCCGGCCAAGCCCATGTCGCCGATGTATTGCCCCGTGCGCTCCACGCCCTGCATGAGCGGGTTCTCGAAATAGGTCGGACGGCGTCCGGCGTTGGCAGCCAGATCCGCAGCGGTTTCAAGATACGGGCGGGCCATGCGAGCCGTCGTGTCGCCGAAGACATCCGGCGCTGTCTCGCCGCCGGGCATAGCCGCAGCCTCGGCAGATGCCGGAGTGGCGACGATCAACTCGCCCGTGGCGTTGTCATACGACATTCCCGGCTCAGTGCGCCGCAGATAGTCATCATACGCCTCGACCGCCCCGTCGGGGTAGCGCAGCATGAGGACACCGTTGTCCTCGAACACATCGACGTCTACTGTCTCGTCCATCGGTTTCCCATTGCGCTTTTGGTGCAAATAAATTAACATTCACGCACCGTATTGGGAGATACTAGCATGGCACAGCCAACCAGTCAAAAGCAGCGGTTCCGCGAACTGCTGGTCCATAAATTTGCCAAGGCTTGCGGGTTCGACCGCGACCAGACCGAAGAGTTCGACGAGATCCTGTGCAACGCACTTGAGATTGACGCCGAAAATACCTCGTCAGACTTCCTTGACGAGATATTCGTTTTTGGCCGCTAGAGACCGAGAAGTCCCGGCGGGAAGCCAAGCTGCTTCGCCCGCTCCAGCTTTCGGTAATAATTCTCAAGCAACTGAGGCGTGGCCTTTTGCAGCGGAAGTTCGCGAGACAGGGCATAGATCTTGTTCTGCTCTGTCAGCGGGTTCCCGCGCTTGTCCCTACGCAGATCATAGCTTGCATAAGCGTCAGGGAAGAAGTTTGAGACATGCATGGGCTGCTCAAGTTCCCCAAGATATTCGCCACGCAACTGCGCGGGATACGCCGAATGCTGGTAGCTTGGGTTCGCGATGACCGGGTTTGACCTGTCAATGCGACCGACCACTGAGCCAGCGTAGTTGCTCGGCATGGTGCGGAGGGAGGCGTCAGTCGTCGCATATCTTGCAGCCCCGGCAGCGTCAGTCGGGACGCCCAAGGACAATCCCTCTTCGCTGCCGATCAGGTTAAGGATCGCCTTTCGGTTTTCCCCGCCAGTATTGAGAACAAATTCATCAGCCGCCTCCGACAGAAGGCCGGGCCAGTTTGGCACCATGTCGCGGACGCGCTCGTCGAATTTTGATGCGTTCTTCTTGGTGACGGATTGCTGGAGCATATCCACCGCAAGCCGCGCCGGGGTGGTTGCGAAGTCGGAACTGGTCATCCCCATCGTAATCATTATGGGCAAAACCTGCGCGCCCTCGGGGGCCTTCGCCGCTTCGGCAGCAAAGCGATTGATGACGTCACCGCCAGAGGCGACAATGGCGTTGTCGGAGATAGACGCCTTCCCGCGCATGAAGTCTTTGCCGCCCTCATTGGCGTATTGCCGCTGGGTCGCCATGTCACCGACGCCGACGATATTGCCTTCGCCAGCGGTCCTGTCCCACAAGAGCGGCAAGAAATAGGCGTCTTGGTTCTCAAGCGTCGAAGGCTCAAAGGTTTTCTTGGGCCGCATGACGGACCCGGTCAGATCGATCTTTGGCGTGTATGCCTCAATGGGCCGAGCCAATTTAACGCCGCTGTACTCCTGCGGATCAAGCACGCCCTTGTTGACGTTGATGCTCGGGATCGACAGCTTCTCGCCGGGTTTCGGTGCCTTCCTGATCGGCTGCGCCGCCTTCTTGGCAGCAGCCGTTGCCGCCTTCAGTTCCGCGCCAGCCAGCGGCTTGCGAGCAGAGCCGAGGATCGCGGAAAGGATTTCTTCGATTTCACGCGCCGCCATGTCCGTCCCCTTACCTCGGCCCGTAGCCCATAACCGACGGTGCCGATCCGTACGGCAGGAGCGACGTCGTCTTGATCGGCGCGTTGGCAGTCTGCGCGTTTTTGATGGCCGCCTCGACCATCGCTATCAACTCTTCGTTGGACATTCCCTGCATCGGGTTGGGCTGTGCCACCGCCATCGGACGCGGCAGGAGAGATGGCATCATGCGCTCCTGCTCCATCCGCTCCTGATACCCCTGCGGACGTACGCCCAGAGCGTTCAGGAAGCCCGACAGCGGGCCGCCCTCGAAGGTTTCCCCCGAGCGTCCAGCGCCGCCGCCGTCCAGCATGTCGAGCAAGCCGAGAAATTTCTGCTGATCCATGCGACCCTCCGTTTGCGGCACCTTACCAGATCAGCGCGCCCTTGGCTATATCACGCCACACCCTTCAGCCCGCGCCGTATCGGCTTCGACCAGTTGGCCGTCGGCGTGCCCAAGGCCGTCGCGGCGTCCCCGGCGAAACTGAGGAACACGGCGTCGGCCAAGTCGGGAGACCGTAGCCCACGGCGACGCATGTCGTCCTTGCTCTCGGCCTTCACCTTGCCCGTGGAGCCGAAGCTGTACCTGATCGACGTCAGTTCCGATAAAAGAGCCGAATTTTTCGGAAGTCTGGCCGTGCGCTGCTCCAGCCAGCCACGCACGCGGAAGATCAACTCCGTCCGCAGGTTGGTGTAGGTGCTGCCGAAGGCGGGAGCCTCGCTGACGTTGATCCCGCGCACGGGCATACCCAATTCGCGCATACGGTCCACGACACCCGACCCGAGGCCGATGCTGTCTACCAAGATTTCCACGGGCCGCTGGTTGGGCATGAGGGCGTCGTAGTACGCCTTCACGCGGCCCGTGGTGGCCATGAGGTCCAGACCCTGCCAAGCCTCAATGTCCGTGATGACGTTGCCCGTGCGGCGCACAAGCACGGTCCTATCGCTGCCGAAGCGGGCGACGTCGAGCGACCAGACGGGGCGGATGTTCTGCGAGACGACCACATCCCGCTCGACAGCCGCCTCGGCCAGATGCAGGGGGATGATGGTATCATCGTCGCCGAGGGGGAACTCACCAAGCACGCGGATGCGGTAGGCGTTGCTGTCCTCCCCGTAACGCGTCTTCATCTCCTCGACGAACTCTTTGGACACGCGCTTACTCTCGACGCACGACCAGTGCAGCGTGTGCCAGTGATCCGCCAGCCGTGTGTGCGTCTCGAAGAACGTGCCGCTCGTCCGCGTCGGGTTACCGGCCAAAATCGTCACCGCGCTGTGGCCCGACATCGAACCCGAGGCGGCCTCGAAGACCTGCTCCGGCACACCGCTGGCTTCATCCACCACCAACATGACGTTGTCGCTGTGAACCCCGGCCAGCGCCTCGGGCTGCTCGGCCCGCGACGTCCTCGCCGAGATGAAAGCCTCGCTGGCCGCCGCGATCAACTCGACGCGGTCCGTCTTCACCTCCAGCAAGACCCTCAGAGCCTCTGGCAGTTCGTTGATCCACCTCTTCAACTCGGCGAACAGGGCGTCGTACAACTGGGCCGTCGTGGGGGCCGTCACCACGACCTTGTTCGGGAAGCGGAACAGCACGAACCACAGCATGCTCCAACTCAAGCTTGTCGACTTACCCGTGCCGTGGCCGCTGCGGACCGAGATCTTGCGCTCGCCCCTGCCGACGGCTCTCAGCAGATCATCCTGATACGGCTCCGGCTCCGCGCCGAGGATCTCGCGCACGAACATGCCCGGCCCGTCTTCCGTCGTACCGTATCGCACGATCATCTCCTCGAAGGGGTTCTGCGCGCTCATGCGTCGTCACCCTCGGCCTGCGGTGTGGCCGTCGCGTCGATGACGATGCCGCCGTCGCGGTGCTTCTTCAGCGCCTCCAGATGCAACTGGTTCACGTTGATGGTCACCGTCGGGCCGCCGTTGTTGTTGACGCGGAAGCGGCCCGGGTCGTTGACCGACGCCATCCACTTGCGAACATCAATGCGCTCCTTGGCCACCGCGACCTGCTCACGCGTGATGTTGGCCACGCTCGCCATGCCGTCGGCGATGTCGAGGGCCTCGTCGGCCAGCCTGTCGGCGTACTCGCTGCGGGCCTCCAAGATAACCGCCTTGTAATCCGGGTGGGCATTCAGGTGGCGGCTCAAATAGCTGCGGCTGCAGCCCAACTCAGTCGCCAGATCCGATATCTTGCCGCCCTCGGCAATGTAATCCTGCAGCCACTCCGGGCCGCCGCGCCCGTCAATCTCTGCGAGCAGCTTCTTGCGTAAGGCTTTGCCTGCCATCGTGCGTCTCCCGATCTCTCTCTGAACCTTTTTTAGCAGAATTTTCAAAAAATTTTCAAGGAGGTTAACTTTATGCAGGGGGTGGGGGTGGGATTGTGTGAAATGGGGTGAACGTGCGTGTGGGGGTGCAGAAGCAGCCGCCCCCGGTTAACCCCCTAGACCGGGGGGCCTCGGCGCAAACCCAGCGAAACCGCGTCGCCGTAACGCAAAAGTCCGATAATCTCCATTATGTCATATGCAGTCTTGTGCATAAGCGTGTGTTATCAATAGGTTAGCAATGCGTCGTCTCCGCGATGACATTATGCGGGCCGATATTGGTCCGATAAGTCCAGATTGGTGCATCGTACGTTGCATCGATGAGGTATCTGGACACCCCACGCCGACCCGAGGTCGCCCGCCCGCGCGCGAGGCGGCGTGTCTGCTGGGGCGCTTTCACCTCCACCAGACCATCACCATACCTCGACCATACCATCACCATACCAATCACCCTCGCTTCATCGCCATGTACTCGAACACCCCATCTCGCACCTTCTTGCAGAACAGCAGGCACATGCCCCTCTGGCTCGCGGAGAGGGCCGAGAAACGGTGAACTCCTCCGCAGTGTGGTCCGACATGGTAAACCACCAAGTCGCCTCTCTGGCACCCCTCCAGCGCGCGGAAAACGGCATCCGACTTTGTCTCGCCCGTGATGTACACCTTCTCGCGCATCAGAAGTCCTCCAGAAAGTCGAAGTCATCCTCAAGATCCTGCGGCCTGCGACGCACAGCTTTCACCTCCGCTCCGGGGAACGCCAGCTTCACCGCGTTGACCAATCCGTTCCGATGCTCATGCAACGCCACCGCCACCTCCCTCATCGTGTGGATCGCGATGCCGGGCCGCTTGGCGTAAGCCGCAGGCCACTCGCGGCCATCCTCAATGATGCCGTACACCACGCCCTCATATTCATGCTCCCAGATCATCGGGTCGGACACAGGCACGCCAGCCGCCGTCGCCTCGGCGTCCATCGCCTGCATGCCACGCAAACACACCTCCACCCAGAACTTCACCTTGTCGGCATCCTTGGCATCGATGGCCCCATTCAGGCCAGCCAGCGCCTTGCCCCACTTCGCCGCGCTCTCGACCGACACCAACTCGGGCAAACGATCCACGCCCCACTTCTTGTCCATCTCCCTCGCCGCATGATCGAAGGGTGCCAGCGATAGGTCCGCCCGGATCTCCTCCGCCGTCGCGCCTTTGGTCAGGATGCGGTCATCCTTTTTTTTACGCATGGGTCTCTGTGCCATCGTGTGTCTCCCTGCATGGCCGCCGTTATGTTCTCTCACCTCAACCTCACCTCACATACTGAACACCTTCGTCTCCTCACCCCTGACCCCCCTTTAGGGGGGAAGGGTGAGGAGGAAGGGTGTTCTTACTCACCTTTCCTCACCTCTTCCTCACCTTTGGACGTGAGGTGAGGAAGGTTTGGGATGACGTAGATCGGCGTCTGCCTGCCCTGTCTGGTGTCGGTGGCGTGTGCCTTCTGTATCGTTTCAGCGGCCAGCATGATGTCGATGGCACGCCCGGCTGCATCGTGACCATCTCAGCCAACCTTCTCAAATATCGTCACGACGCGGAACCTGTGGTTGGTCGATTTGACCATCCCAATCACGGCCACGACGCGCCAATCTGCCTTTCGATACATCGGCAGCACTTGATCCAGCCACACAACGTGCGTCCCAGCTTCTGCGCGCGACAGGGCGTCCATTACCTTGTTGCGCTTCACCATGCTCGGGACGTAATGCTCTGCGTCCTCTACAGAGTATGGTGGGTCAGCCAAGATGATGTCGTAATCGCCCAGCGGCACGTTCTCCAAGGTTTGCGCGTCGTCCAAGAATGTCGGCTCGACGGCTGGGTTTAGATCCACCGTGTCTCCGGGCCAAGCTGACTGATCCACGCGCCCAGAGAAAACGTGCAGCGCCCTCTTCTTGTCCGGGAACATGGCCTTGATGCGGGCGAGGTATCCGGCTGGATAGCCGCCGTAGTATCCGCTCTTGACACCATAAGCGTTGCCCATGATCCACGTTCCGACGATCCGCCCATCCTCGCTGATGAACAGCGATCTGGGGTATTTCGTGACGCGAACATAGTTATCAATGCGATCCTGAAGTTCCATCAGAACTCTCCATTCATGTGTTCATTGCAGTCGCCGCACATAAGGTTTGCGCCTTGCTTGGCCCACGCCTTAAACCCGCAGCACGGGCATTCATGTTTTACCTTCGAGAGGTGGATCTTCTTCTCGGCGGCGGCCCGAGGCTGCGTGAAGTACGGGAGCGTGAAGCCGCTGGCCAGCAGGTTCTGCAGGGACACCTCGAAGGCCCCACCCTCTTCGACGTAGTGCGTCATCTGGCGTCCCGTCTGCTTGCCGCCCGGCTCGCCCGTGTTCGAGGGGATGAGGCCCACGCGCTCCATGAGGGTGACCCACTCCTTGTTGTGGTTGCCCTTGGAGCCGGGCGTGCCGTACTCCTGCTGTTCGAGGTGCGTCATCTCGTGGACGAGCGTAGACAGGACGGCGGCCAGCGTGCGGTCCATGCTGTCGGGGTTGAGGGCGATCTCATGCGTGTTGTCGCCGTCCTCGCGGTGCTTGAACTGCTCGGCCCAGAAGTAGCCGTGTGTTTTGCGCTTGCGGGTCAGCGTGAAGAGAACCGACGGCAGGCGGTGGCCGAACAGTTCCTTGTTGAAGTGGTTGAAGGCGGCGTCGAGGTTCGCGTAGGTCTCGGCGGTCGGTGTCTGGTAGTTGGTCATGGTGGTCTCCCTTGTTTGCTAGTTCGTAGGTGCAGGTATAAAGCCTGCGCCGTACGATGCAATAACAAAATTGACGGATGAGCAAATAAAATGCTCATACCTCGTCGTGGCTGATCCAGTCGCCCTGCACCACGACGGCCACTTCGCGTCCCTGCCTCGGGTCGGTCACCCGTTCGATGGCCAGCACGCCCGTCTTCAGCCACGTCTTCACGATGGACGACACCTTTGTCTTGCCAGCCTTCTCCGTGATGTCGATGTCCAGCAGATCGGCCACAGCGATGCCCACCCAGCGTTTCGACTGCACGCTCTCCCGGTACGGGTCTCCGTCCTCCAGAGCGTTGGCCACGATCCGCTGGATAGTGCGCGCGTCCTTGCCGCTGACGCCGTCGAATGCGTCCGGCAGCTTGTAGGGCGTGCAGACGCCGACCCACTCGCCGTTGGCGATCTGCACGCCCACCATCTTGCGGTAAACGGCGGCGCTGGCCGGGGGCGCGAGGTTCGCCTTGGCGTCGTCAATCCGCATGATCGACTTGGCCTCCGACGGGTCGATCCCGAGGCGCACAGCCTCGTCCTCGGTCATGCGGTTGATGACACGCGCCGACCGCACGGCACCGATCAGCGAACTGGCACCGCGCACGCTGTCCACGTCCACGCTCTCGCCGTTGGCCTTGCGCGTGTGATGCACCAGACAGATCGCGCAGTCGGTCTCGTCGGCCACCTTTCTGATCTCGGCCACGATGGCGTTCATGGCCACGTTGTCGCTCTCGTTGGCGTTATGGCACCCAACGAATGGATCGATGTAGACCATGCCGATATTCTTCTCGCGGATCTTCTGGATCATATACTCGACCAGCGCCTTGTTCGGGATGAGGCCGTCCTTGGTCTGCGTGCCGAACTTCATGCTGAACTCGCGGCCAGCGTTCAGGAACAATTTCCCGCGCACTTCATCGGGCGTGACGCCGTAATACTTCATTGTGGCCAAAATGCGGCGCTGCATTTCCTCCATCGGATCTTCGAGGTTTATGAACCAGACATTGCACTGCTCATGCACAGGCTCGCCCAAAAGCGGCTTGCCCGTGGCGATGGCGATGCCCTCTGCCGTCTGCTCCGACGTCTTCCCGCTGCTCCCGGCGGCGGCCAGCATGCTGGTAAACTTCCGCAGGTAGGACGTGCCGTAAATCCAGCGGCGCATTGGGATGCTGGCCTCGTCGAAGGCATCGAACAGCGTCGGCCAATCCGGGGCCGCTGTGGGGGCATCCGGCGTGTCGAAGGCGTCTAGGTCTAGGAACTCGTTGTCGTCGCTGGCGCTGGCCTCCTGCGTCGCCTGCGGTGCGATGTACTCGAAATCGTCCATGCCGTTCTCCGGCACGTCGTTGGCGGCGGCTGCCACGGGGTTGATCTCGGCACCGTAGGCACGCACGGCCTTGTCGAAGTCTCCGTCGTGTTCGAAATGCACGAACAGATCGAAGGCGTCGCCCCAGCAGTAGGCGCTCTCGCCCAGAGACTTCGGCCTGCCGACGCCAGCGGCTGCGTCAGATCCCGACATGCTGACCCAATGATCGCCGAAGTCCTGCGTCGCGTAGCTGGGGCTGGTCTGGTAGCGTGAGCGGTAATGCTTTGAGGCTCCCTGCCGCTCGTATTGGTAGCGCAGGAGCAGGTCGCCGATGTCGTGGTCTGCGTTGAAGGCGTCCACCGGGCTGACCTGATCGGGGAACTTCTGCCGACGCTCGGCCCGCTGGCGCTCACGCTCGCGGCTGGCGATCTGCGCCTGCTCGGCGGCGAGGCGGTGCTGCTCCAGCCTGCGGTCGATCTCCTGCCGGATCGGGCTGTCGTCGATGCGGAGCGTCTTGGCCCGGATGACGCGCTGTTCGTAGAAGATCGGGCTGAGATCCGGGTTGCGTTTGTCCAGAGGCACGTTGGGCAAATAGATCGGCTGCCCGCAGCGTGCCAGCGCGCCGTCGGGGTGTATGCCATTGGCATGCAGCAGATCGAAGAGGGCCGTCTGGGCCAACTCATACTCGGACCCCGTCAGCACGCCCATGACGGGGACCAGCACGCGCCACTTGCGGTTCTCCGGGCTTGCCCCCGATGACGAGTACGCCAGCAGGCTCACAGGCCCGCAAATAGCCTCCACGGCGGCCAGCACGTCGTCGAGGCTGGGGTTGCCCCGGTCGATGTCCAAGGCCAGCATGCGGTACGCGCCACGCTCACGCTGCGCGTCGTGCGAGCGGCCATCGTGTTCACGGTAAGTTGAGGGAATGAAGAAGTCGGCGTCCTGCTTCTCCTTGGCCTGCGGGTTGGCGACCAAGCGGGCGATGTCGGCCCAAGAGATGCCGGGGTAAGTCTGGCCGGGCTTGTCGATGAGAGTGAAGCGGGAGCCGGGAGCCGTCAGGAAGCGCACGTCAGACATATGCGCGATCCTTGATATTCGTTGATTTGGACTGTATGGTTTTCATGGAACTTGCTCCTCTCGGTTCCGTTTTGATTAGGCCCCGGCGTGTTTCTCCCCACGCCGGGGCCGATTTCATTTTAGCCGCGCAAGTCAACGTGACCTACGCGGCAAAATCAAAAGGGATGTCATCTCCCAGATCGTCGGCAATCGATTGGCGCTTCTGCTCCGAGAGGCCCTTCTTCTCGAACGGGTCATCCTTGGGGGTGACGGTCTCAAAGTCGTCCAGCCCGTTGCCGCCGTAGACAGCCTCGGTCACCTGCACGGCGTCCAGCAAGAGGCTGATGCCGCCCAAGCCGTCAGGATCGACCACGGCCACAGCCCAAGCGCGCACGGTGCCCTTGGAGCCGCCCCAAATCGCGAGATCCGCCAGCGGCTGCTTCTGCCCGTCGATCACGGTCGGGGCCGCGTTGGCCGATCCGTCCTTCTTGGTGCCGTTGCGCTTGGCCGCGAAGCGAACCATGCCCGTCTCGTTGCCGCTGGCGTCCTTCACCTTCTTCATGCCGAAGACCTTCGCAAACTGCGGCATCTTCGGGCTGCGTGCGCGGGAAGCCTCGTAGTGTGCCTTCAGCGCGTCGTAGATCGGCTTGGCGTCCTCCTTCGGCATCTCGACCTCAACCGACCACGCGGCGTTGGAAGCCGTCGGGGCGCACGGCTCGCTGGCCTGCTTCTGGGTGTTGAACCGATAGGTCTGGTTCAGTTTGGGGTACTGCAGGGTGCCCTTCATCAGCACCTTCAGGAAGTCATCATTGTTCGCCATTGGTATCTCCTCTCGGCGTGGGGTTAGAAGTCGATCTGTTCATCGAACACATCGTCCTCGGCTCGGTCCACCTGCCACCGGGGCAGGTCAACATGGTTAATCAAAGGCCAGCCCGTTTGGAAGGTGTCAAATGCCTCCGCGCGGCTGATCTCTTCGAGGGTCGCCGTGACGCGCATATCGGCGACGGCGAGGTAGTCTTCGGTCAGTTCGTGCAGGCCGACGGCGAAGGGTGCCTCCTTCTCGACGGCCACAAAGATAAACGATCTGGCCTCAAAGCCAGCCGCGCGCAGGCAGCGCAGGTAGAAGGCCGCCTGCAGGTCGTAATTGTAGCCCCTGATCTCGCGCGGGAAGCCGCTCGGGCTGGCGTCTCTGGTCGTCTTGATGTCGAACACGACGCCAGCCCCCTGCAGGTAGCCGTCGGGGCGGCACTTAATGTTCACGCCCGTGATGGGGTCGGTGGCGAAAAAGCTGGCCTCGGCGACGAATGTCTTGTCGATGAGATAGCGGGCCACCACGGGGTGTGCGCGCGTCTCCTCGGCGATCTTCTCGGCCAGATCGAAGTCGGCCTCGGTCAGGAGGATCTTGCCGTCCAGATCGGCGGCAAGCTGCGCCTCCTTCCACTTGTTGCCCCGGCGATCCTCGGGGCCACGCAAGACAAGGCTCTTCTCAGGCTCCAGCACTAGAGCATGCACGGCGCTGCCCAGAGCGAAGGCTGGGCTGGCCTTGTAGACCTTCGCCTTCCAGTGGGCCAGCGACTTGGCTGCCACCGCCTTCACGTCGCTGGACGAGATGTTAGGGTGGGCGTGGTATTCTTCGTTGGTCATGTCGCGGATCATGCGTCTCTCTCCACAAGATCAAAGTCTTCAAAGGCGTCACCCTGCACGCGACGCACAATAGCAATCATGGCTGGCAGACCGTAGGCGACACTCGACTCATAGGCGACGTGAGCCTTTGCCTTGTGTGGCCAGAAATTGATGAGTTGGTTGCCGATCGCCACTTGGAGATGCCAAGGCGCGGCCTCATAGTTTGGCCAGAACAGCTCGCCGATGATGTTGGCGTCACGGGCTGCCACAATGAAGTCCCGGTTTTTCTGGACCTGATCGTCGTACCGGGCGTACATGTCCTCCGAGCGCCCTGTGAATTGTCGTCTCGTCATCGCTTGCTCCATCCGTAGTGTGCGATCAATGCAGCCTCGGCCCTGCCGTCGTCCTTCACCCGCTTCCACTGGTCCGAGCAGTCGGGGAAATATTGGCTGGCCAACGCGCGGCTGGCGTTCTTGTCGGTCGATAGCCGCATGGTCTTCTTCCACGCCGACGGGTCCACCTCGAACGTCGGCACGCCGCCAAAGAACAGGCAAGCCTTCAGTTCACCGTACGCGACAGCGATGGTGACGGCGTTCTTGATCCCGATCATCCGGGGAAAGAAGGGCCGCTCCAGCCAACAGCACTTGACCGGGCCGAAGCCTGCGATGAGGCCCATCTTCTCGTCCAGCGTGCCGGGCATGTCGTACGTCTTGACCTGCATGTCGTCAGTGTCGAGGAGCGCAATGGCCCCGCTTTTGCCGGGGTCGATGCCGATTATGTATGACATCAGGGTGCCACCGCAATTTCGCCGCCGCAGGCCAGATAGCCACAGCCGTCGATCCAGTTGTCCGCGTGGGCTGGGTTCGACTTGGCGCGGGCCAGCTTCAACAACGTCATCATCACGGCCACGTCGTGGGCGGTCACGATGGTGTCGAGGTGCGCGGTCCAGTACAGGGCGATGAGATTAAAATTGCTCTCCGCATCGCCGTGCGTGGCGTCCCGATCCTTGGTGACGTACGCCTTCGCGGTGTCGAGTATCTGACCCCGGTTCATTTCCACGTCCCCTTGTCGCGCAGGCTGTCGATGCCCGTGATCTCGGCCAGCCGGTTGCGGTAGATCGCGCCGGGCGTGATGTTGTTCTGCATCCAGCGCGACATGCTGGATTTGGCGACGGGGACTTGGTCAGCGATCCAGCCAAGCTTGCGCCCGCCGTCCGCCGCCCACTGTCTGATTTGGTCTTGAGCCTTCACGGCGTCCTCCTGTGCTTTGGTTCGATCTGTCTATTTGTGAAATAATTTTGCGTCAAGTGCATTTTTCTGCTTGCATGAGGTGTAGTAGGCTGTATGGTGGTCCTACGAACTATCAAACATGGAGAAACCCAAATGAAAATCCGTGACATCGCCGCCGACCTGATCGGCATCCTCTGCATCTTCGGCCTGCTCTACGCGGGCTTCCTCTTCGGCTTCGGGATGGGGTGGTGAGATGGCTGTCAGACTTGGAGCAATGGACACCCACATCGTGCTGACCGCGCTGTGGGATTACCGCGAGACGCTGACAAATATTCCCGGAGACCAGCCGACACCGCACATTCAGGTCAGAGACAAGATCGAGCGCGTAGACCGACTTATCAAGCACTACAGGAAATCATACTTCGCACTGGATAGATTGGGGATCATGTGATGACCAAAGAAGAATGCCGCGCCTACATCGCACGCAAGCAGGAGCAGATCGACGATCTAGAAAAGCGATACGGCACGGGCGTCAGGCCGTCATGGGTCGGGGAAGAGATTATGATCCTGATCCATTATCAACGCGACGCCGAAGACCAACTTGCATATCTGGAGAAAAACAATGCAACCGACTGAACTTATCGTAACAAACCGCCTCCAGACAGGCACCACCTTCGCGGTCCTCGCCAGCGACATGACGCAGAATGTGTTCATCCCGTCCAAGCTGGCTTTGGATGCCAGCCTGCGCCCCGGCCAGAAGGTCATGGCGCAGATCGTGCCGAACATGAGCCAGCCGGAAAAGACGCCTTGGCTGGCGATCTCGCTGGAGGATGCAGAGCCTGTATCACGGAATGATACGCTGGGTGCTTTCATCTTGGGCAACCTGCAAGCCGATGGCCGCGCCACCGTCGAAGAGATCGCCGAGGATATGAACATGGCTGACGACAAGATCGCCGCCAAGCTGGCCGAGTTGGTCGCAGCCGGGCGTGTGGTGCGGCTGACCTGCTTCGATCTGCCGGAGGATGTGGCATGAGCCTTAGCCCCAACATGACAGATGCTCACCTGCAAGCCGTGATAGACGCGCTGCCTGATGAGTTGAGCGAGGCCGAATTGTGCGCCCTGACGCTTACGCTCTACAGCGCGTTCATCGATGATACACCTAAAATAATCCATGAGCTGATCACCGCGATCTATTGCTTTGGCGAGAGCAATGGAATGAGCCAAAAAACAATATCGCTTGGTCTGCGGATGACGGCAGAAATGTACGAAGCAACACAAACCAAGCAAACAGCACACTAGGGAGATAGATATGTTCTGGAGGAAGAAGCAGGCGGTCATGCCGCACCGTGATGTGCAGGCAGAGGCCGCAATATGGATCAACAGCGCAGTGCAGGTGCTGCCGCCCAAGAGGTTCATGGACCTCGTCTACTGGTCCATCATTAGCAATCGCCAGATCGGCATCGAGGACATCGACGCGCTGGCCAACCGGTTGAGCCGGGCGGCTTGGGAAAGGGGGCGGAAATGAGCAAATTTGCAGGCCACAAATACCAATGGACAAGGGCGTTCACCTCGGTGCGCCACCGTTGGGAACTTCGCGGGCCGAGAGGCGGCATCCACTTTCACGTCTCAATCCATAACGACAGCAAGTATGATCCTTCATGCGGCCTTGAGTTCCACCATTGCTTTGATCCGACTGGTGGGAAGACCGCGCCACATCACGTCAATTGCCCGGTGACAGGTGGTCAGTGCTGGCACGACGGCACTTCGCTGTATGCCTCTGAGTATGTGTGGCCTTTGGTCGAGCATTACTTGAGAGACGGGGATCACCCTGCGGTCTTCCGCATCCTTGAGCGCGAGTATGAAAGGCACTTTGAGAGGGGTGATGACGAATGACTGACGAAGAACTGGTGAAGATGGCACGACTTGCTCAGCGTGATGACCGCATGTCCACAGGTGCCCTGTATGGTGATCTTGCCGACCGCATCGAAGAACTGACCGAGCAACTCGAAGCCGCCCGTGCTGACGCCAAGGAGGCCGAGGCTTATGCGGAGGAGTTGGAGCGTGACCTCAAAACCTGCCGCATGGCGCAGGCCGTGATGGAGAAACTCGCTGCTGAGTTGGAGAAGGAGAACACAAGGCTTTCCGGCTTGATGTCAGAGCGCGGTCAGATGTTGCGGAGATATGACCAAATGGTTGTTGACGGCGCAAAAAGAGAGGAGGCGTGGAAAGCCAAGCTGGCGAAGGCGGTGGAGGCTTTGGATCGCATCAGCAAAGGGGACTACAGGGTCAACAACGTGCCAGACTATGTGAAAGACCCGCAGCCCACCGCTAAAGAGATCGCCCGCACCGCGCTGGCCGAGATTAAGGGAGAGAAGGGATGAGTGAGGTAATAGATTTTGCCAAGGTTAAGGCAGATGCGGACAAAAGCAGGTCTGCTCACTTCATCTCGCTCGACGTATATTTCAACTCAGACAACAGCGAGGTTTGGGCATCAGTTTCCAACGCAGGAGAACACGATATTGACGCAAGCTGGCACACGTTTGTCGCCGACACCCTGCGTAAATTAGCGTGGCTGTCCGACGGAATGGCCGCTTCGATGGACAGCGCGATAGGCCACCCCATCGCAAGCATTACAGTTTTTGAGGATAGTCGTATCAGCACACGTTGGAGCGACGACCTTGTTCAGACGCCAGAGCAGGTAGAGTGGATACGGGGGCAAATGCAGTCCGGTGTAGACGAGATTGAGGGAGAGAAGGGATGAGCAGTCTTAAACTATACAGGACGACCAAGGGCGAGATGGAGCGGATCATGTGCGACATCACATATCCGCATCCTGTCTACTTCGACCGACCATCTGAGCGGCTCACAAAGCATCATCTCAAGGTCATGCTGCACGAGCGGGCGGAGGAGGCCAAACGCATCATTGATATGATGGAGCGCATGGCCGAGGCTAATGTCGAGAACGCGAGGCTTCGAGATTACATCAACGCCCTGCATGACTTCCACAACGCATTTGGTTTTTTCACTGTGGAAGCGCCCGGTCGACCGCATCTTTGGGAAGTGTAGCCGATGCCCCGTGACCCATCCAACAGCCCCGGCGCGAGAGCGTTGAGGTTGGCGGGCTTCGTGAAGTTGCCTGCGTGGTGGGTCACGCAGGAGCAGTTAGAGTTGATAGAGTATATGGCGAAACAGAACAAAGCCGACATAGACGCAATAAAGGAGAGAGCAAATGCGCCTTGGATCGAAAAGGATTACTAGAGACATGCTGGAAGCAGCACTGGCCAAGCAGTGGGATCCAACAACCACGTCGCGGCATTACGGGGTGCATCGCACGTCGGTCACCGCAGCCTGCGAGCGGTTTGGCATCGTGCTTCCCATGCACAAGTTCTCCCCGCAGGCTGTGTCAAAGCGCAGCAGCATCTGGGCGGACGCGGGGGATAAGCCCAAGACGCAGGCGATCTGGTCTTGCAGCCCGGCGGCTATTAAGAGAGCCTTGGCCAAACGGGGTGTGAAATATGAGACCCATCTACGAAACGCAGAGCAACAGGCAGGCGGAGGCTGAGTTTTCAGACCTCCTGTCCGAAGCCTTTAAGTGCAGCCTGCACAAGCTGCCGATACGGTACGGCCTCGACTTCAGCGCGGTGAGAAATGGTAGGGTCTTTGGCTTTGTGGAGACAAAGATCCGCACCAACTCCGTGCATCAGTATCCGACCTACATGATCTCCTTGGGAAAGTTCATGTCAGCCAACGCGCTCACGCAGGCTACCGGGAAGAACTGCAGGCTGGCGGTGAGGTGGTCTGACGCGTGGGGCTACGTTTACCTAAAGATGACGCCCGACATTTCAATCTCAATGGGCGGCAGGCGTGATCGGGGAGACGGGCAGGACATTGAGCCAGTGTGCCTGATCCCGATATCATCTTTTGAAATTACATTCTTGAAGGGTTCATCCTGACCCGTTAAGAATGTTGGCGAGGGGCGCACACAATCAAGAAACCGTCACGGGTTGCTTTGTGTTGGTCGAAGATCAGACTGCGCTACGGCTTATCCAAACCATCGCGCCCCTCGCGATCCTTCATCCTGCTGACCAGAGCCAGCACAAGGCCGCCGAATTGGCTAAAAGGCACGACGGCCTGCGTATCACCACATGATACAATCAGGCCGTCGCGTGTGACCTTCCAAGAGGCCGGGCTATTCGCCGCGTGAGGCTGCGAGGGCCGCAATGTGCGCGTCGATCTTTGTGATGGCCGACGCTTTGATAATCGTCTTGGTTATCTCGTTCGGCTGCAGGAGGATGTTGTTCTCCGGCTTGTAGTAGCGGTGCGTCGGGACGTTTGCCTCGTCTGCCATGTCAGAACCCTTTCACGCGGAATTTGGCGAAGTCGCCGTCGGCCAGCTTCTTGCGGACGTACTGAGCGAAGCCCTGCGTGCCGACGGCCTCGCCGCACTCCATCGCCCACTGCTCCGCGATGACCAGCGGGATGCGACCCGCCAGCCGGAATTTAGCGTCACCGTGCGCGCTTGGAGCGTACGATGCAATTTCGTGGTTGTCGTCCAGCAGGGCCTGCACGTTCTGGTGCCGCCGGATGATGAGTTTACCATCCTCTTCGATCATCTGCTCTTTGACGTCGTACAGGTTCACAGCGCGGTCTCCCCACGGCGGCGGCGGGTCGGCGCGGGTGCAGCGACCTGTGCAGCCTCGACGGCCTCCGCGAAGCCCTGCGCGATCAGGGATGCGGCCTTCTCGTCCGAGACGTCGATCTCGGCACCCTTGTGGCGCTCCGGCTGCGGCAGGCGGTCTGTGGTGATGCGAATTTTCATGTTGTCCCCTCGGTGTGGTGGGCACCCCCGAAGGGATGCCCGGATCTTACAGCGGCGATCAGAGAGCGCCGTTGATGTCGGCGATGATGCCGTGTGCCTTCTCGCTGTCCACCTGCAGGCCGTATTCCACGGCGATCAGGCGGCGATCCGAGTGGCCAGTCTTGGCCAGCGGGGTCTGCGAGACGTTGTTCAGGAAAGCCACGCGAGCGTAGTTCGGGTCCAGAACAAAGACGTCACGGCCAGCGACGGTTTCCTCGTTCGCCGTACGGGTTTCGAGGAAGCGCGTCGGGACGATCTGCAAGGTGCCGAAGTCCGAGACATAGATGTCGATGGCAGCGACCAGCGACTTCTTGTTGGTCATGTCTTGGTACTTGGTGGCCGAGCCAGTGAAGGTCGAAGAGATCTTCTGCTTCACAGCCGAGCCGCACAGGACGATGGACGGCTCTGCGCCCGAGTTCCAGCACTTGGCGATGACCGACTTCAGCATGTCCTCGGTCAGCGCACGCACTGAACCGTCGGTGGCTGCTGCGTTCGGGTAGCCAGCGGTGGTGCCGGACAGGGTCGGGTTCGCGCCGTCAACGGTGCCCGTCGAGCGGTCCACGTTGGTGCGGAGGAACGCGGGCAGGCCAGCGGTGATGCGGGCCTCGTCCGCGCCGCCAGCGTCGGCAGCGATGTTCGAGAGCAGCATGACTTCCATATCGCGCTTCAGTTCCTTCAGCTTGAAGGCGACCTGCTTCGCGATGGTCTGGATGTCGCCAGCGCCGTTCACTGCGTTGGCCGTCGAACTGACCTCGACAACCTTGTCGCTGATCTGCGTGTAGTTCGAAAGCCGTTTTCCATTTGTCGGTGCGTCGTTGGCGGGGGCAGCTTCGCCTTCCTTCACGCGGTTTGCAGCCGGAGCTGCCAGATCGACTTCGGTCCACTCGAAATAGGTGTTCGAGGCGGTCTTACGACCGATGGCCGATTGGAACGGTACTTCCATCGGGGAGATGGAGATAAAGGCGTCCTGCAGATCCTCGCGGATCGTGGTGACGTCGTAAGTCTTTTCGGTATTTGCGTTCACGCCCATGGCTGTGATCCTTTATTTGGGGTTACATCAGGAGGAAACGTGCGACATCGTCGACGCTTCCGCTGCGCTTCATCTGAGCCTTAGCCTGCTCGCTCTTAACCCGCTTGCTCGCCTGCGGTGCAGCCTTGACGCCCGGCTTGATGACTGGCGTCTTGGGTGCCTGCGAGGGCTGCTTCTCAGTGGCCTTGCCTGCCATTAGCCGCCTGTACTGGGCGGCATCGTGCAGGACGCGAAGCATGCGGTGGTCAGCGACCGAGCGCAGTTCGTCGAGTTCAAAGCCGTAGACCTCTTGGCCTGCCTTCAGGAGATCCTGTTTCACCTTCGCCGCCGTTTCGGGCTTTGCGAAGGCCGGGATCGCCTGTGCCAGCCGCTGTTGCTCTTCCGCGAGAGAGGCGAGGTGTGCCTGCTCCTGCGCCTTAGCTTGGCGGGCCGACATCTCCTGCATGGCGTATTGGCCCTGCTGGTATGCGGCGGCTTCCTTGTCGTACTTCACGCGTGCTTCAAGGTAGCCAATGGGGTCTCTGGATAGCAGTTCCTCGCTCGGAGGTTCTGGCGGTCGCATGGGCAACTGACCCGTCTGCAACGCCTGAGCGAATTGAGCGACCTGCTTTAGGTCACTGTTAAGGGCCTGCTCCGCCTCCAGCAAACGCTGCTGGATAGTTGCGTTTTCTCGCATGCCCTTCTGGATGTAGGCTTGTCCCGCATAGCCCCGGAGTAGTTCGTTGAGGGGAACCTGCTGGTCGCGGCCATCCACCTTTACGGTGAAAAGCTGCTCGGCTGCTTCTTCCTCTTCGACGTCCGCGTCGCTTTCGTCTGCGCCTTCGTCCTCGTCTGCAGAAGCCTCATCGGCCTCCACCTCGTCGCCGTCGGTCTGGGTTTGCGCGTCGTCCTGCTCGGACTGCTCCAGTTCCTCTGGCTGCTCATCTTCTTGCGTCGGCCCGTCAATCAGGCTGGCCGCCACGGCATCGATGCTTCCGCTCTCAAGTGCAGTCGTGTCATCCACGGTGCTGCTTCCTCTTCTCTTCGCGCCGCTCAAGCATCTTCCCGTCCACTATGAACGAGGTCAGTTGGTCCTTGAGCATCCGCAGCGACCGAACCATTCGGTGCGCCTCCATGAGTTGTTCGGCATCGCACACCTGAGTGGTGAACAAGCCGATCTGTGCATTTTCTAACACATCAAAGGCCTCTTTGAGAAGGGGGTCTTCCAAGAGGGCCTTTGCTCTGGCAGCGCGCTGCACGGTGTCCATTAGATCGGGCCTCCGCTAGGCATGCCTTGCTGCGGCTGCATTGCTGGCTGCTGCGGCTGCATCATGGCCTGCGTGGTCGCCTGCTGTGCCTTGATGGCAGCCGTGTCGATGGCCATGCCGTACTTGGCCGAGATTTGGGCCATTGCGATTTCCAGATCCTGCAGCATGCGGTCACGCTCGCGGTCGTCCTGCATCTGAGCCTTCATGAACTCAAGCTGCATGCGTTGCGCGTCGGACTGCAGCTTGGCCTGAGCCTTGATCTGCTCGGCGGCCACCATAGCCTGCGCCGGGTCACCCTGCGGCTGCTGTTGCTGCTCGCCGGGCATACCTTGCTGCGGCTGCGCTGGCTGGATGGGCAGGAAGTAGCGGTCGACGTTGTGGATGCCGTTGGTGGTCAGCATGTCGGCCAGCGTGTTGCGGAACTGCGCGATGCCAGCCAGCGGGTTGGCCGGGCCGTAGGTGCCGATGGCCTGCAATTGGATCTGCATGACCTGCGACAGCATGGCCGTCTTCTGCTCTTCCTTGCCCGTGCCGAGGCCGACGTTGACGGTCGCGTCCAACTCGGTGTCCCACACGCGCGGGTCCATCGGGACGTAGGTGCCGTTGATCCGCAGCATCTCGGCCTTGGTGCTGTGCTTGGCCATCAGCTTCAGGATCTGCTGGAAGAGGCGGCGCATGCCCGTGTATGCGAGGTTGGACACCATCACCTCGACTTGGCCAGCGGCGGCGCTCACCGTGGCCGTCACGGCGGCTCTGGTGGTCGATTGCAGGGCGTCGGGGTCGAGGCCCATGCTGGCGCGGGTGACGCCCGTCTTCATTTCGACCATCTGGTCGATGTACTGCAGCGCGGGCAGGGTCTGGCCAGCGACAAATGGGACGGCCAGATCGCGCAGCATGCCCGGCTGGTTGACGCGTACGACGGCACCGATCTCGTTGTTCAGGAGGTCGTCCATCTCGACTTGGCCCTTGACGGCCTCGACGCGCGGGTTGTTGGTCATCATCACGTTGTCAAGGATGCCACGCGTCACAGCCGTCGCTGCGTCTTGGTCCTGTTCGATGATCTCGACGAGGCTACGACCAAAGTAGGTGTGCGGCTCGGGGTCAACGTGCCAGCCAGCGAAGGGGTGGTCGTCCACAGGCTCGTAGGACAAGAGGCGGTTCGCGGTGCCGCCCATGAGGAACTTGTGCAGCACAGGCATGCCCGTGCCGTCCACGTCCACGCGCATGTAGGCTTCCGAGACCATGACCTTCTTCATGGACGGGTCTTCGGCGTTCTCGTCCTCATCGCGCTGGATGGGGTAACGGCGGCGCTCTTCCTCTTCCTGATCGCGCAGGTCAACGGTCGAGCCGTTGTCCAGTTCCATGACCTTGTCTTCGTCGATGCCCATAGCGATGACGTCTGCGGCGCGCATCTCGGTGCGGTGGCCGATGACGTAGAAGTCGTCATCGCCGCGAGCGTTGCGGTCGACGAAGAAATCTTCGGGCGGGATCGTGTCGATGCACAGCTTGCCCGCCGGGTTGCGGCGGATGACGCGCACGTCGTAAAGCTGGGGCAGTTCGGCTGGCATCTGGGGAAGCTGCGACGGATCGATCTGCTGGCCCATAGCGGCGGCCTGCTGTGCCATCGCCTGAGCCGCGTCGACCTGCTCCTGCATCATGCGGATGGTCTCTTCGTCTGGCCGCTGCTCGACGCTCACGATCTGGGCACCCGGCGAGGCTTCGATGGCCTGATACTGCGCCTCGTCCAAATCGGTGAAGTCGTAGACCTTCGGGTTGTCGTACTCGGCCCAGTATGCCTTGGTGAAGCCAGTGATGCTCACCAGCGCGTCGTGGGTGACGTCGCGCAGGATCTGGTAGCCGTTGTTCTGGCGGAACTTGGCGGCGGCGTAGATGCTCGCCTGCTCCATGCTGGCCACGTCTTCCGGGCCGCTCGGGATGAACTCCACCGGGCGCTCGGACGTCATGAACACGCGCTGGATCGACGGCTTCACGGCACGCACGGTGTCGCGGCACTTGGTGGAGACGATGGTGCTGCGGCCTTCTTCCTCGCCGATATCGACCTCGCCGTTGAAGTACCGCTGCGATTTGATGCGGCGGTCGGCGATCTCGTCGGCGATGAACATTACGGCCTCGTCGATGGCCGTGCCGACGATGCTTTCGATCTGGTCTTCGTCCAGAGGCTTGAATGTGCCGTCGTCATCTTCAGGCTCGTCTTCAGCCTCGAAGCCTTCGAGGATCATTTCCATCTCGTCATCGGTCGCCAGTTCGACGTCGGGGCCGTATTTTTCGCGCTTTGCCATGTTCGTGTCCCTTACTCGCCGAGGAGGCCCATCAGTCTATTGTACATGCCACCGACGGCAGACGGAATTGCATTAATCTGCCCGCGCCCTTCTTCGGTGTTGGCAGCCGCCGCGCCAGCACCAGCCGCGCCAGTCGTCAGCGGGGTTGCTCCGGGCGGAACTCTGCCGCTGGCGGCCATAGCTGCGCGCGAGCCGCCGTAAGCTTGCGTCAATGCCTTTGCCACCGGGACGCGAAGCAAGAACTGCGCGACACCAGTGCCGCCGAGGCTTGACGCAATATTCTGGATCAAGCCAGCCGCCGCTACCGCCGTGTTCGACGTATTGGCCAGTGTGTTTGTTGCCCGCGCCGAGACGTCCGCGAACTGCTGGATCAGGTTCTGCTCTTCCTTGGTGAACAAACCGTTGACCACGCCGGGGTTTTTCTCGCGCAGATTTTCCCACTGTTTTTTGAAGTTGACGCCGGAGACCTGCGTCTCGCCGCCTCTCATGGCTCCGCGAGAGGTGTCCATGAGACGGATAAACGCCTCCTGACGCATGGCGTTCCACTCGTTTGCAGGCAGGTTGCGCTTCAGCGTAATTAGGTCACGCGGCAGGCCAGTCTTGGCCGCAAGCCCGCTGGCGGTGGCGCTAAAAACAACATCTGCGGCTTGCGTCGGCGCGACCTTAAACACGCGCTCCCCGTCACGGCCCACTTGCGTGGTGAGCATGTTAAGGATGCCGCCTTGGCTCTTCCACTTGGATGCGAAATCGGCGTAGTTGCTGATCGCGCTGCCCCACTTTGAGACCGCGTCCGCGTCACCAGACAGCATCGCAGTATCGATGGCTTCTTTGATTTTTGCGTCGAACTGTTCGATGACCTGTCCCGCTGCAACGGCATCAACAGTGGGCGCGCCCTTCCGCAAGTTTGAGACCTGCTCTCTCCACTGCATCATGCTCTTGATGTCGCCAGTGGAGGCGACTGCGTCAAAGTCATCAAGCAGGGCCGCCACTGTTGGCGCGGTCCTTGCGCCAAAACCTTGGCGATATGTGCGGCGCATTGCGTCAGCTATTGAAAGTGCGGCATCTGGATCAACAACGGCAGATGTTGCACGTGCCTGCGAATAAAGAACGTCAGCCTTTGCCTTTTCTGCCGCACGGGTAGATGCGAGACTTGTTTGCGCCAACTCCCCTCCCTCGCCTCTAGCAATCGGGGCCGATCCGGGCCGCAGGCTTTCAAGGATCTGATCCAAGTTCTGCGTTAGTGCTGCCTGCTGGCGCTGACGCTGTGCAGTCATGGGTGCTGCAGCCAAGTCGCCATATGCGCCCTTGGACACCACATCCTCAAAGAGTTGCTGACGACCGCTGCCAGTAAGCTGACCCTGTGTCATTGGCACTGGCGTTGGCAGGCCACGGGACATTGCTGAAATCGCTGCCTGTGATGGCTCCGCTCCGGCTCTGGATAGGTTCATGATGTTAGCAGCGACGGCGGCGGAAACTTGGTTTGGATCAAGGCCCGCCCTGCGAACAAGGCGCGCATATTGGGGCAGGAGATTGCCGGACGAGTCGATCACGGACTGCGGGCCGACGCTGCGAGCAGCCGCAACCAAGCCTTGCACCGTACGGGCTAGAGCATCACCAGCCGCACCGCCTACAGCGCCGTAGGGGATGTCAGAGTATTGGTATGGTGCGCCAGAAAGCTGCGAACTAGCGCCTTCAATTAGTGCTGCCTCTGTCGCACCAACGGTGGCACCACCAAGCGCACCAGCCGTCGGCAGGCCAACAGCGCGCACAGCCCTTCCGACGGGCGTGGCAGCAGCCACCGCGCCAGACACCCGCATAACGTCGGATGTGTCGAGGCCAGCCGGGTTCGGATAGAATTGCTGATATCCGGTGACCTTGCCGCGCTCGTCTTTGCGTGGCCAAAGGGCAACAAGGTTGCCAAGACTGTCTTCGCGGAACTGGGCGTCAGGCTCGATTTTCAGAATGCCCGACTTGAGGCGGTCAGGCGACATCGTTGTCGCCAAGAGCGCAGTCATTTGAGCAGATTGGCCGGACGTCATGGGCAGTTCAAGGGAAAGCGGGCCGCCGATGTTCTCATCACGATTGGCACCCGTCAGCCAGTTGCCTGCGCGCTCCAGCATGCCGGGCTTTTCTTCCGCTACAGGTATCGCGCCGCCAAGCATTTTCTGCAGCGCAGAATAAGCTTGCTGTTCTGTCTCGGCGGTTACCTTGTAGCGCACCCCATCCGGCGTGGTCAGTACAAATTCAGCCATTAGTCCAGCCTTTCAATCGTGGTCCCGTCGATAGTAACAGGCCCGCCCGCCGCTGGCGCGCCAGAAAGAGTGTCAATGACCCGGCGCATCTCTGGCGTCATGATGCTGCGAGATTCGATCTCGGACAGTCGAGATCTCATTGCCCTCGCATCCTCGGTGGTCTGCGCTGAGTTTGCGTAATCCCTAACAATCTGAGCGCGCTCAATGTCGATGGCGGCTTTTGCCTTCATCATCGCCACGATGGCACTGTTTGCTTCCGGGTAGTTTTGAAGCGCGGGCAGGCTGCTAAGCATGCCAGCATATTCAATGTCGGACGTAGAGCCAGAGCCTTCCGCGCGCAGTGTCGGCGCGACCCGCTTGATGATTGATTGTGCCGCCGCGCCAGCCGAAGATACGCCGGGGAACATTTCCACCAAGCGGCCCGTGATAGGATCTTGCGGGGCGTATTGCAGAACTTCGTCAAGAAGGGTGAGATCCTGCATTGAGCCAGCAGCAATCGGACCCTGCTTGAGGTACGTTGCAATGGTCGCGCCTTCGGCCTTCGCCAGTTCCTTGTTGAGGTTAGTCTGGCTCTCGTCGGCCATGTTCACGTTGGTCACTGAACCGCCAGCGCCAGCGCGGGCCAGAGCCTGAGCCTCTTCCTCGGTCTTGCCCTGAGACAGCCAGTATTCGTAATTCTGGACCATCGCCGTGCGGTTATCGGCGGCAGGCGTCAGAGCCGTCGCCACAGCCGTCTTCGCGTCCAGCGCGCCAGTCATCAGAGCCTGCGCCAGATCTGCGCGGTTCTGCGTCATCAGCCACTGGGCCGTGCGGTTTGCCGTCGCCTTCTCGCCGCGCTGCTCCTGACGAGCCTGCACCATCGTCGCGATGTTCGGATCGGGGTTCATCCGCAGGCTGTTGGCAGCCAACGCGAGGGCATCGACCAAGCCGCCGCTTCGAACACCCTCACGCAGACGCTGGCCGAAGGTCTGCGGCTCTTCCTGCATGTCAAACAATCCCATCGGCATCGTGCCACTCCCGCTGCTACGCGACCCGCTACCGCCGCCGCCACTTTTCCCCCAAGCTTCCCACGCGCCGGGGCCTTGGTTCTGATAAATCCACATGCCGATGGCGTCCTGCAACGCAGGCGTCATCCGCTCGCTGCCCGTGAGGCCGAGGCCCCGCTTGGCGTCTGCAAGTGTAGTCCCGACCACCTGAAACGCGCCCATCGGTGTGGCCACGCGTCCGATCTGGTTTTTGACGCTCTGCCCATACGCGCCAGATGGGGCGGCAAATTGCAAAGCCTGATCGACCGTCATGTCGGTCACGTTCACGCCTTCAAACCGACCGCCGGGGCGGTTGGCATAGCCAAAGAGAGCGTTGTAATCCCCGCCGCTCTCGCCGGGGAAAACCATGCGCTTCAGTTCTTCGGGCGTCATGACCATTAGGTAAGCCCACCCAGCCCGGTCAGGCCCGCCGTCAGATAGTCGAACAGGCCACGCTTCTGGGTCTGCGTTGTGGTGTTCTGCCCCATATTGCCAGCGCCGAGGGCCGCCAACGGCAACTGCAGCGAGGCCGCTGGCGCACCCGTGAAGCCGCCGTACTGGCCCTTGGCTGCATCGATGAGCGCCTGATTGAGCAACTGTTGCGCCTGCCCCTGCTGGAATTGCTGCTGGTTGATTGATTGGCCGAAGCCGAAGCCCTGCCCAGCGAGGCCAGACTGGATATTCTGCTGGTTCTGAGCGGCTTGCAGCGCGGTGTTGAAGCCCTGCTGGCGCTGCTGGGCTGCGATGTCTCCGAAGGAGCGACCGAAGTCACCCATCATGGTGCCCTCGGCGACGCCGTGGCGAGACCCGCCAAAGGCCCCAGCCTGAGTTGCCTGCGCGCCCAGAGTGTTGCGCTGCATCTCGGCCTGACGCGCCATGTCCATGCCCGTCCGCCCGATCACTTCGGACGTGTAGGGGTTCATGAACTGGCCGATGTTCGGACCAGCCGACGCCTGATTGAACAGGTTGGCCGAGGTTTGCATGACGTTGCCAGCCACCGGGCTTTGGGGCTGCTGAACGCCTTGAGGATTTCCTGCACCAGCCATTATTTGCGACCTCCTAAGCCACCGCCGCCGTCACGGCCAATCGGCCCGACGCTTGTAATTCTTCCGCTCATTGGATCGGGTAGACCCATAGAGCCTGTCCCGGTGCCCGAGGGCTGCGTGCGCGACGACCCGTAGCTGTCACGCCCGCCACCGCTGCGAGACGGGGACACGGTGGCCCCCGCGCTGGCAGACGCACCAGCGCCGCCCGTTGCGGAGCCTGAGCCGTAAGGCGAGCCGGGCTGCGCGCCAGTGACAGGATCGATGAACGGTGCGCGCAGGGCGGCGAACTGCCCCGGCATCCGACGCTCCAACTCAGCCAACGCTTGGTCGTACATGTCGCCGGACGAGTAGGCCGACATGCCGCCGTAATCTTTCGCCGTGGGCATGCCCGACATCGGATCTGCCGTCGGCGACCCAAAGGCGGCAGCCATTTGGTTCGTGCCCTGCATCGCGGCCAACTGCATGGGCGTCATGGCGGCGACATCCGGGCCGTAATACGGGGTCGGCCCGATCCGCGCCAGAGTGTCAGCCTTTGCCAAATTTCTTTGCGCGGCCTCTTCCAGCCACGCGGGGATCTTGACTTCTGTGGTGGTCTTACCGCTACCGCCCATTAGATTTTCCTCTCCATCACGATCATGACCGGGGTGAAACCGTGCTTGCCTAGCACCCGCTCCCAGCCCTTACGGCCTGACATGGTGAGGCCAGTGCATCCCTGCGTCCTGCCCCACTCCGCTACGCTATCGATCCCGTTGGCGATTTCTTCAAGGTCGCCGCCAGCAAGGAAAACGTGCAATACCCTCTTTCTATCATACTGGATGATCTCTGTCACGGCACAGCTATTGCCGTACGGCCAGATTTGCATTCGCCCATCTAGGATAGCTTTTTCGACATCTTCGAACAGGTGCGTGCCCCCGCTGTACTCCAGCGCGGCCTCAATGTGCTTTCGGTTGGCGTCTATGATGTTCAAGCGTTTATCCTTGAGATTGCCAGCGTCACCGATGGCGCGGCTGGCGCGTAGGCCGTCGCAGAGTGTGCCTTCAATATGCCGCTGGTGCTGTCAGTGGCCCACATCACGTTCAATACATCGCCAGCAGTAATGTTAAAGATTGCGGTCCGGGAGACGACGATTGTTGCGCCGTTGTTGTGCAGGCTGGCGACCATCGTGCTGCTGGATATGTCTGTGCCGTTGATGCGTGGCCAGAACCGAAAGTTCACCGCGCTGGCCGACGAACTGCTGATTTGCGCCGTGAAGGCCAGCGTGTACAGGCCACCCTCGGCAAAGGTGATCTCGGTCAGCGGAGACCCGGTCAGCGTGATGTCGTCCAGCAGGAAAGCGTCCAGCGCAATCTTGTAGGCCGTGTTGGCCGCAGCCGCCGTGATGTCGGCGTCCTGCCCGAGGATCGCGTGCCCGTCGGCCAGCACGATCTGCCGCCACTCGCCGCCCTTGGAGACCACGGGGTAGCCGCCAGCCGCGTCCCACAGCAAAATGCCGTCGTCCGACGCCGACGCGCTGGCTGGCTTGAATTGGAGCCGAGACGCCACGCGCTGCAGGTAGTTCACAATGTTTTGTGCCCAGACCTGCAGGTTGGCCGTGACTGGTGGAGGCGTCGATCCGTAACTCATCTGCGGCCACCCGGCTGCGCGTCCACCCGCATGATGCCGACGCGCCAGTCGGCCAAGCGTGCGCCGTCAACGCGCATATTGATCTGCCTGCCAGTGAAGCGCACGCTGACCGGGTTGGCCATGCTGTACGGGCCGTAAGATCTTTGCGTGTCGTTGGGATGAAAGCGCGTCTTGAAGGTGGCCGTCACATCGCCTTGGGTTTTCTCGTCGGGGATGAGCATGGTGGCCGCCATGACATTGTCGCCAGCGCCGAGGCTGATCGGGCCGCTTTCGGCGAAGACGTCGGCACCATCATGAGCCAAGCCAGTTTCATGATCGTACGATACACCGTCAGCACCAAGCCAGATGGGGCTGCGGAACACGCCACTGTCCACGCCAGCCGTGCGGGTGATGGAGCCGACCGACCAGTGGCGTTCCGCGTAATTGAATGCGACGTAGCGGTCGTTTTCGTTGGATGCCGACGACGGGTAAAACCACCAGATCTCATTAAACTGCTGGTTACTAACGGCATAAATCTTAGACGACTGCGAGCCGCTCATGTCGGCGAAGACGTAATCCGCAACGTCGCACGGGATGTCCTGAACAGCGCCGCCCGTGTAAACGTGAAAGCCGCGCTTGCCCATCCAGAACACGCCCTCATCGACAGCAACAGCCGCCTTTCTGGAAGCGATGCCGCATGCCGATCCGACGCGCTCAAAACCGTACACAAACGGCGGCCCCTGATATGTTGCCGTGTGTGCGTCTTGGTCAGTCAAGATGAGCGTCTGTCCGCGTGTCTTGATGCCAAGCATGATCTGGCCGTTGGTCTGCAATTCGATGTCGCCAGCCTCATTTGTGGCCAACGGCGTCCACGTCGTGTTGTCCTCTCGGTCGGACCACTGGACCTTGCGTGGGTTTCCGCCAGCCCCAAGGGCAAATAGGAACCGCTCTGCTGTGACGACCAGAGACAAATTGCTGGTAGGGGCGTTAGAGATGGCAGCCGCGTTGTTGGCGACGTTCAGATCCCACTCGAGAAGACGACCATCCGCCGTCGAGCAGGCGACAAGGTTCTGCCCCCAATTGTCTAGCGCCCACGTCGTGGCCTCCCCGTAGTTGCCTTGGTCCGCCCGAGGGACGCCGTAATCCTGCAAGCCGTAAAATCCGCCGCCGTAGCCAGTGTTGACTTCGGCGCTCAAATCCCCGTCAACGAGGTCTGCCGGGGTAATGTCCGTAACGGCACCAGACGCCAAGACGGATTTTAGAGCATCGTGGAACCCGACGGCATAGCGCCTGTCACCGCTCAAGTCCTGCCACGCCAAGGCTGCCCGTGGGGCAGTCGTGCCGACCTCATCACGCTCCCGCCAGCCGCCGACTGGGCGCATGGTGCCCTCAATCCAGCGGACGAGGTTGGCATCATACCAGCGATTGCTGGCCTGATACTCTGTCCCGTTGCGGTAAACGCCGGGCGGAAGCTGAAGCGGGATGAGCGGCATGGCAATCTCCTGATGCGCGGATACTACATCATGCGAGCAGCTTCGCCAATGTCTTAGGGCCAGCCACGCCGTCGGCTGTCAGACCGTTGGCCGCCTGCCACTTCTTGAGCGCGGCTTCGGTGCCGGGGCCGAAGTCGCCGTCGGCTACAAGGCCCAGCTTGGCCTGCATTTTCTTGACGTCGTCACCCTTGGAGCCACGGCGCAGAGTGCCCCCAGAGGCCGCAGGAGCGGCGGCAGGCGCAACAGCGTCGATCTTGCCACCCAGCGCAGCCATAGCCTTCGCATAGCGCGCCTGACGGTCAGCCAAGCCAATGTCGCCCCCATTGATCTTCTTGGTCAGCGCAGCCACGTTGCCTGTGTCGGCGATGGGGTTCAGCTTGTTGGTGTTCCAGAACCACAGGGCCGATGCCAGCGCGCCTTCCTTGGTCTCGACCCACACAGCAGCCTCTTCCGCCGTCATGTCGTAGTCCTTGGCGAAGCGGGTGTAGTTATCGCGCCCTGTCAGCTGCTTCAATCCACGGCCACGGAAACGCCACCCGTCACCCGGCTGGGTGTTGCCCAGCTTGCTCGTGCGGAACTCGTCCATATAGACGTAGTTGGCGATCTTCTCAGGGTTCTTGGCATACTCGGCGGCGTTGCGCTTGCCGGGGCCGAAGTAGCGGGGGAACACCTTGTTCAGGGTCTCTTCGCGGTAGTTCAGGTTTTCGGACATGGCGTTGAAGTCCATGCTCTCATGCGCGCACTGGCTGATGAAGCCAGCGATCCGCTGGTCAGTGGTGATGTCGTATTTTGGCAGTGCCTTATTGAGTTCATCGCACCATGCGGCGATTTCCTTGTTCGTCGGGATCATCGCGCGCAGTTGGTCTACGGTAATGAGGCTCATTCACATTCTCCTATTCGCACCAAGACTGCTTGGCGTCACCTTTGTATGGACGGGCTAGGCCCGCCGAGATCAGGCTTTGGGCTAGGCTCTGGTGGTCTAGGTAGATCTCGCCCAGCACCCGGCCACCGTACTTGTCCCACTTGAGGATCACGACATCGACCTCGAGGGCATTGGCCACAGCATTCTTGGTGAACGCGCTGGCCCTTTTTGCAAGGGCAGCCTCGGCATCACACTGTGCGCGAGGTGCCTTCTCTGGGGTGTCTATGCCCATCACCCGGATCGAGAGCTTGGGCGGAAGGGGCGACGGCAAGAAGTCCACCGCAATCTCCACAGTGTCGCCGTCGATAACACGCGTGATATCATAGGGCGCAGCGGTCGCGCAGGTCGCGGACAGGAGCAGGGCACCGACCCACCTCATTTCTTGGGTCTCTTGATCGGCACCTTCTTGGTGATGGTTTCCAGCACGGCCTCTTGGGCCATGTCCTTGCCCATGCCGCCAAGCAGGTCACCCACGTTGCCTGTGGCTGCGACCTTGATCGCGTTCTCCACCGGGTCAGGCAGGTTCACCTTGTCCAGCACTGCATCCACGGCCTTCTCTTTGAGCTTGCGGCCAACAAGCATACCTACGATGCGACCGATCATTGCACGACCTCCCAGTCTTCGCCCAACATGTCAGTTTGTGATGCCAGCCACGGAACCCGTGCGCCGGGAGTGTTGGCGGCATCAGCAGGATAGTTCAAGTAAACGTAGGGCAGTGTCATTTTGCTGTGCGCGTCGGGTCTCTGCAACTCAAGCCACAGCCCCTTGCCGTTCCAGCCGGAGCGAGCAACACGCTTTCCGTCCTTCAGTGCGGCAAGCGCGTCTCCAAAGTTCATCATTCGGTGTACTCCTGTGTCGGCGGCTCATCGTTGCCACCGCGTTGCTTGCCATTACCTGCCGCCATCACGCCGCCGAGAGCGCCAACGATGAACGAGGCGATAGGCGTCAGAAGCTCAAAGAACTTGCGGTCATTCTCAGAGCTTTCGCCCAGAGGCTGGGTCACGAAGACCAGAGAGTAGAGGATCACGAAGATGGTGCCGCCGAGGATCACGGTCAGAGCCACGCCAATAAAGTAGCGCAGCTTGGCTTCCATCACGTCAGGGTCGTTCTTGCTAGACATCAGTTGCCTCCTGTCAGAGCGTCCGCGCACATGCCCGTGCGGAGACAGATGGGTGGGGTGCATTCGACCGAAGACCAGTTGACCGGGTCTTGGCAGGGATAGCGATAGAACCCGTCACCAGACAGGTAGAAGATCGCGGCGATAGCGACGGCAAAGCCGCCCCAGACAAAGTACTCGGTCTTCATTGCATCGGGTTCCTTATCAGATCATCCATGGCTTTCCACAGGTCTTCGATCTCGGCGCTATACTTGTCCAGCTTGGCGTCGATGCCGCCAGTGATGCCCTCGGCCTTCTCCACCTTAGACCGCAGGTCCATCAACTCTTTCTGCTGCTCAAGGATCGTCCCCATCTGGGTCGAGATTGCCGACAGCTTCGGTGCAAGGCCGCGCACATCGTTGTCTTGGATTGCTTGCTCAA